TAGGCTTGGACTTCCAATACCAGAGAAGTTAAAAGATGTTCTAGCTCAGCTACACAATAAAGGGGGAAATAATTAATGAATTTAAGAAAACTTATTTTTACTAATAATGCTTGTTATAAAGCTGGAAGAAAGATTAAGCCTAAAGGAATTATGGTTCATTCAACTGGTGCAAACAATCCTAATCTTAGAAGGTATGTGGGTCCAGATGATGGACTCCTTGGTAAAAATCAATATAACAATCACTGGAATCAAGATAGACCAGATGGCAGGCAAGTCTGCGTTCATGCTTTTATTGGCAAGCTAAAGGATGGGTCTATTGCCACTTATCAAACCCTGCCTTGGGATCATAGGGGATGGCATGCAGGTGGTGATGCAAACAATACTCATATAGGTTTTGAAATCTGTGAAGATAATCATACTGATGCTGCCTATTTTAATAAGGTTTATAAAGAAGCTGTCGAACTATGTGTGTATCTTTGCAAGCTCTATAATCTTACTGAAAAAGATATCATTGGACACTATGAAGGACATCAAAAAGGAATAGCCAGTAACCACAGCGACCCTAGAAATTGGTTTCCAAAGCACGGTAAAAGTATGGATACTTTTAGGGCAGATGTTAAGGCAACACTATGTTGCAAAAATGATTCAAAAAAGACACCTGCATCTCCCCCATCATCCTCCCCTACTAAACTATATAGAGTTCAAGTAGGAGCATTTGCTGTTAAAGCTAATGCAGATGCTATGCTAAAAAAGGTTAAGGCTGCAGGTTTTACTGATGCCTTTATAAAAACTGAATAATTAAATTTTTACTACGGATTTTCCCCCTCACTGTCCTTTAGATAGTGAGGGGTTTTTCTTTTGCCTCTCAGAGGGAGGTAAATCCATGAATGAATTACAAAAAGAAAAGATTATAGAATTTAGACAACTAGGACTCAGTTATTCAAAAATTGCTGATGCTCTTGGCATCTCAATAAATACAATTAAGTCTTTTTGTAGAAGAAACAATCTAGGCGGTTACGTTGGAAAAGGGAATAAAAAGATTGACCTTACCTTTTGCAAAAACTGTGGGAAAGAACTGAAACAAGTTCTAGGTAAGAAACCTTTGAAATTCTGTAGTGATATATGCCGTGTTAAGTGGTGGAATGCCCACCCTGAGATGGTAAATAAGAAAGCCATTTATTCTTTCTCCTGTGCAAATTGTGGTAAGCCCTTCACTGCCTACGGTAATTCTAAAAGAAAGTATTGCTGCCATTCCTGTTATATCAAACACCGCTTTGGAGGTGATATTCATGAGTGAAGAAATGTTTCAAACAGAAAAAGACTATGGAGTCACTATGGCTATTGCTAAATCTATGCTTGAAAAAGGTCTAATCACAATTAGTGAATACGACCAATTTAAAGATAAAATGCTTGAGAAATATCAACCTAAATTAGCTCCTTTAATTGCTATATTACCTTGACTTAACTGGCTTTGTAAGTGATGTATAGTAAGGAAAGGAAGTGATTAAATGAAGAAAGTTAGGAAGATAGAGCCTTCTCTACCTATCCTACCAAAAAGAAAAAAGGTAGCTGCCTATGCTAGGGTCTCAGAAGAAAAAGGTCGTACCTTCCATTCTATGTCTGCTCAGATAAGTCATTACAGTTCCTTCATCCAAAAAAACAAGGAATGGATATATGCAGGTGTTTATGCAGATGAAGGTATTACTGGAACAACAGACAATCGTACTGAGTTTCAAAGAATGATTGAGGACTGTGAAAAAGGTAAAATAGACATCATTCTAACTAAATCAATTTCAAGGTTTGCTCGTAACACTATAGATTTACTGGAAACAGTAAGGTATCTAAAAGAGCTTGGAATTGAGGTTCGCTTTGAAAGTGAAAATATTAATTCACTAAGTGATGATGGAGAGCTTATGCTCACCCTTCTAGGCTCGTTTGCACAAGAAGAAAGTCGCTCTATTAGTGAGAATGTTAAATGGGGTATTCGTAAAGGCTTCCAAAAAGGAATAGTAAATTCCTTCTGTATCTACGGATACCGATGGGATGGTGAAAAGTTTAATATTGTCCCAGAAGAAGCTGAAGTTATAAGACTTATTTATGACAATTTCCTCAAGGGCTACTCAGCTGAACATACAGAAAAGCAACTTAAAGAGATGGGAATTAAATCTTATACAGGTGGGCACTTTTCAAACACCTCCATAAGAGCCATCTTAAGACAGGAAAAATATACGGGAAATTCACTGCTACAAAAAACTTATATTGAAGACCATATCACTAAGAAAACAAAGATAAACCGTGGAGAACTCCCCATGTATTATGCTGAAGATACCCACCCTCCTATTATTGAGAAAGAAGTCTTTGATAAGGTACAAGCTGAAATTGCAAGAAGAAGGAAGCTTGGGGTATTTGCAAATAAGGCTATAAAGACTAGCTGCTTTACCAGCAAGATAAAATGTGATATTTGTGGTAAGAGTTATAGGCGAAGCGGTAAAAGACAAAGAAAGGATGCCAAAGAGGTCTACTATATCTGGACTTGTAGGACAAAAAGTGAAAAAGGCATCTCCTACTGCCACCCTAAAGATGTGCCTGAGAAAATGCTTCATAAATATATTGCCATTGCACTTGGCCTGGAAGAGTTTGATGAAGAAGTATTCGCTGAAGATGTAGAAAAAGTTGTAGTCAAAGGTCAAGATGAATTAATCATTCATTTCTACGATGGTCAAATCCTAACTCAAAAATGGCAATCATCAGCAAGAACTGAATGCTGGACACCAGAAGCTAGAAAGAAAAAGTCTGCCTACATGAAAAAGAACCCACGTAGCTCTGGAACTATTACCTGCTTTACTAGTAAAATTAGCTGTAGCAAATGTGGCCAGAATTTAAGAAGAAACACCAGCACCCGTGTTAGTGGAGAAAAGGCTCGCCACTGGAGATGCCCACCCTATAATGGCTGTGGACATAAGGGGTTAGAAGAAAATCTTCTAAAAAGCATATCTGCCGATGTCCTGAACATAGAAGAGTTCGATGAAACTGAATTCAAAGATAGGATTGATCGTATTACAGTGGTTTCTAATGATGAGTTGATTTTCCATCTAACCGATGGCAGTCAAACTACAAGACCATGGCAAGCTAAAGTTCAGCAGCCAGCTTGGTCTGAAGAACGCAAAAAACAACAGAGCAAAAAGATGGTAAAGGTATGGAGGGATAAGCATGAGCAGAATAAAAACAAATAGAAATGTAACAACCATACCTGCTACTATTAGCAGATTTACCTCCGCCCCCATTAATGAGCAAAGGAAACGCAGAACAGCTGCCTATGCTCGTGTTTCAACAGACAATGAGGATCAAGCTACAAGTTACGAGGCACAAATTGACTACTACACCAACTACATCAAAAATAGAGATGATTGGGAATTTGTAGATATCTATACTGACGATGGTATTTCAGCAACTAATACAAAGCATCGTGAAGGTTTTAGAAGAATGATAGCTGATGCCCTTGATGGTAAAATAGATTTAATAGTTACTAAATCAGTTAGTAGGTTTGCTAGAAATACAGTTGATAGCTTGACTACAGTAAGGCAGCTTAAAGAAAAAGGAATAGAAATTTACTTTGAGAAAGAAAATATCTGGACCCTCGATTCCAAGGGTGAGTTGCTAATAACTATTATGTCTTCCCTGGCCCAAGAAGAAAGCCGTAGCATCTCAGAGAATGTTACCTGGGGACAAAGAAAGCGATTCGCCGATGGCAAGGTCACAGTTCCCTTTAGAAGGTTCTTAGGCTACGACAGGGGTGAAGATGGTAACCTAGTATTAAATAAAGAAGAAGCTCCCATTATTAAAAGAATATACGGAATGTTCCTTCAAGGGATGACCCCTTATGGCATTGCAAAACAATTAACTAAAGATGGCATCCTCACTCCAGCTAAAAAGAAAAACTGGAGTGCTGGCACAGTTAGGAGCATACTAACTAATGAAAAATATAAAGGTGATGCCCTTCTACAAAAAAGCTATACTGTTGACTTTCTAACTAAGAAAAAGAAAGTAAATGAGGGAGAAATTCCTCAATATTATGTAGAAAATAACCACGAAGCTATTATTGACCCTGCGGTATTTGATATGGTGCAACGAGAACTTGAAGCCAGACAAGCAGGCAAGAATAGACATAGTGGAACACATATATTTGCAGGAAAAATTAAATGTGGTGAATGTGGAAGCTGGTACGGTTCAAAAGTATGGCACTCAAATAGCAAATACCGCCGTACCGTTTGGCAATGCAACCATAAGTTTAACGGTAACAAAAAATGTGAAACTCCCCACCTTGATGAAGATACAATTAAAGATATATTTATAAAAGCTACAAATGAATTACTAACTGATAAGGATGAGATTATAGCAAACTTTGAGACTATGAAAGCAACCTTATTTGATACTGAAGATTTGGAAAATAAAAAGACTGAACTTCAAAACGAGCTCGAAGTTACAGCTGAAATGATTCAAAATATTATAAATGAGAATGCCCATACTGCCCTCGACCAAGAAGAATACCAAAGAAAATATGATGTCTTAGTAGTAAGGTTTGATACCACTAAAGCTAACCTAGAGCTTACAACTGAGCAGATTAAAGATAAAACAACTAGGCATAAAAACCTTGAAATATTTCTGGAAGAACTGAAAAGCCAAGGTGAATTAGTGATTGAGTTTAATCCTCTTTTATGGAATAGTCTAGTGGATTATGTGACGATCTTTGAGAAGGATAAAGTTCAAGTTGTTTTTAAGAATGGCTTTACAATTTAATTTAGGATTAGATAAAGCTCATTATCTAGAAGATGATAAGCTTTATCTTTAAAACATAAAAGTTTCACTCACAGTTTCCCATAAATCATCGATATCATCATATAAGTATTTCTGCTCTTCTTCGATTAAACCCATTACATATTTATGTCGCATTTCTGGTTTTTCTAAAAGCACCCATTTTAACTGCTGAAAAGAAGTTTTTACAAAAGCTAACCATTGTGGGTAATTGATTGCTAGAAAAGGGTTTGTCACTCCAGTATTTGTTGCAACAACTACTTTACCTGCATTAACCGCAGATGCTATTGTATGTGCCGTAAATAACATAGTACCTAATTTAGGTCTCTTTTCTCTGTTAGTTGTTATAGGGATAGATTCTTTAATTGAGTGCCCCTCCCCAATACGTTTAAATGCATAAGAAATCCTGACACCGAGTTCGATAATGACAACAGGAATTGACGACGATAAAAAATGAATAAAATCATATCCATCATAATACATACCCTGTACTATTTCTGCTATTGTTTGATTCAGTTCACCTATATCCCCAAACTGAAACAGATTAAATACTGACATAAACGGAGCTGGCAACCCCATGGATGTGTTTATATCCGACTTAAAATGATTTACTACCTTTTTTATTGCCTCTATTATATCTGTTTCAACTCTATTGCTATATATAGGCATAACTTGTCGTACAATTTTCCCTTTGCGATCTACGGTTGTCATTGTCCCACTTAATACATCTAGAACCCCAAATATTAATCCAAGTAACGGATCATGTCCAACAGATACCAATCTGTGAAAATAAGGTGTTAGTCCATCAACATAAACATCAGTAATGGAATTTCCCCTATTATCTACATTCATAGACGCATCATATGGTACTTTAGCTAACCTTTCTAACTTCCCAATATCTTCTTTGGGTATAACTTCATCAAATTTACTACGAATCCAATTAGACATTGAACCTGCTGTTGTTCCGCTAGTTCCTTTGCTTGGCATACCAACTAATATTATATCTATTGCAGCAGCTACAAGACCTGCAAGCGTACAAATTGCCCAATCTGTTTTATCTAGTTTATGAATACCATTAAAATTATCATTAAGCTGTTTGATTATATTAAAATTTTCTTCTATTTCTGTTTTAGTAAAGATATCAGTAAAATCTATATCCTCAGGTATATTATTGTTTGCCTCATTTAATAAATCTTCAAAGGGTATTATTTTTGTATTCCTCATATAATTTTTATTTGTGCTTTTAGTTTTTGTATTACTTGTTATTTCTATTCCTAAAGAATTAAGTAAGCTTTCACTTGAGCTAATAGAATCCTCAAGTGTAGCATTAGTTTTCTTTAAAGAACCTTTAGACAAATTAGTATTAAGTTCATTTTTTATTACTTTCAAAATGTCTTTTTCATTTTTGTTTAATTTATCCACTAACTTCACCTAAATCATTTCTTAAATCATTAATAGCTCGCTGTAAAAGGATATTAATGCTATTTAAATAATCTGCCCTTTCTTTTGTAGCATCCACTTCTTCTTTAAGGGCTTTATTAATAGCATGATTCTTTTCTACAGCTAATTTTAATAGACGCTCCTTAGATTCTTTTAATTTTTTATTCTTAATTGATGATGCAACTCCTACCCCACCCGCTCCTAAAACTGCAATTGGTGCAGCCAGCACAAAAATACCTGCTACCATACCTCCACCGATAATAGAACCAGCTGCTGCTAAACCTGATGTTATGCCTGCCGCACTCAAACCCGCAACAGAACCACCATAGAATAAAGCTGCAAATGACCCTGCACCACCTATCCCAGCCCCTAAAGCACCCGCCAAGGTTTCTGGTATAGCACTGTTAACTATTGTATTCGTTTTAGACTTTAAAGCAGTAGATGCTTCGTTTATAACCTTTTCCACAGTCTTCAAAGAATCAAGAGATTTGAAATTTTTTTCTGCCATATAGTACACCTCCATATTTGGATTTTATTAAGTAATAGTTATGCACACCCCTTTTTTGGTTTGCACACCTCTAAGCACAACATTTTTTATTATCATTAAATTGTATCAATCTCTGCAAGATTATATCTAAAACTCGAGAGTGTTTATTTACTCCTACAACCTTGCACATAAAATCACATATATGGTCTGGGGTAAATGCTTGATTCTTATCAGATTTTCCAACGTATTTGTTAAATGTAGTAAAGAATAAATTTAACAAATCTTGTCCTGCAGTGTTTTTATCATTTATAAATGGAACAATATTCTCATCTATAAATTTTAATATTTGTTTTATCTCTTCATAAGTTAGACTGGAAATGTCTTGGTCATCTAAAACTTTATTGTTTAAAATTGCAAGTTTACTTGCTTTGTTTATACTTCCACTTCTTGTTA